GCCGCGGAAAGAGCAGACCTGGTCGCGTACGTCAGCAACTTGCTGGCGCACTCGGTCGTGTCTAGCTCTGTGGAGGACATGGATAACCCTTATTAAGGGCTGGTTTCTATGAAACCCCGTGTTCGCTGGACAAAGTTATTTCTTTTGAAATTCTTTGGCCTGCTTTTAGCAATCATTATCCTACTAAGGTTTGATTTGTATATCTCATCAAAAGCTCACTGTACTCTTGATCTCTATTATTTAGAGTATCATTGTACAGTGGACCGAGATGAGGATACACTTCAACCCGAAGTAGGGTTCTGATACTAACATCCACTTTGGAGCACTATAATGAAGAAGCAAACAAAACATTTGCTTGAACGTGGGTTTAACCCCGTTCGTCGAGATTTGTCTTTTGACAAACTCGTCTGCGCCGTTAATCCGTTCCTAGAGGAAGTTAACTCACCTGTTAGTCTTGGAGTTTATCTCCGTCTTAAATACGCTTCATATGAAGAGTATCTTTCGATGGAATTAAATCCCCTTGACTACGATAATCCTGACAAATTTCGTCTCGATTATCAGTGCGTAAAGCTTTTCTCTAAGTCGGAATTCTTTCCCAGTATTTATGACACTGAGAAGGAAGCGATGCAGAGCTTCATCCAATCTGAACTGGATTGTAAATTAACGAACGATCGTTTCATGACTCGTGAGGACCCGGATTTCCGGGATCCCGTACTAAACTCCATAACTTATGGAGCAATACGTAAAATTTCACGAATATTGGGCGACGTTCCTAGTTTACATGATTTACCAGTAAAGTTTGGCCCTGGCAACAACGTTGGCTTGTCTAAAACAACAAGTGTTTATGACAAGTTGACCGCGGAGCTTACCCTTACGGGTAATGCCAAGTCGATTGCACAGAAGGTCATGGAAACATGTCCCTCCTGGGCTTCATACATCTCCAGAGGAGGTGTACCCACCCCACCTAATTCGGAACATCTTGTTCCTTTTAACGTGGTAAGTGGGTCGATACTTGGCTTCGTCCCTAAGAATGCGAAGACCGATCGTCCGATATGTACTGAACCCTTAATGAATGGTTTCATTCAAAGAGGGATAGGTATATATCTTCAGAAACGTCTCCGTAAAACGGGTTGCAATCTGAGAACTCAGGCTCGGAATCAAGAGTTGGCAAGAGTTGGATCGTTATCCAATAACCTTGCTACTATTGATCTCAAGTCGGCGTCAGATACGATTTCGTATATGACAGTCCTTGAATTGCTCCCGCTTCCATGGTTCAATTTACTAGAAAGCTGCAGGAGTCCCCGCTACACATTTCAAGGGAATTATTATGAATTTAATAAATTCTCTTCTATGGGTAACGGTTACACCTTTGAGTTAGAAAGTTTAATCTTCCTAGCTCTCTCACGAAGTGTATGCGATTTCTTAGAAATCAAATGCACGGATGTGAGTGTCTATGGTGACGATATAATTGTCCCCTCTAGAGCAGTGCAACTTCTCCGTCGTGTGTTAAAGCACTTCGGATTTGTAGTAAATGAAACAAAGTCTTTTGATCAAGGCCCTTTTAGGGAGTCTTGTGGTAAAGACTGGTTCTTAGGGGAGTTAGTACGACCATTGTTCCTTAAAAGCAAACCCAGTAACGCCAGTCTTATGATCTGGTGTAACCATATATACCGAATTAGTGAGGGTCTTCTTGACCCACGCTATAAGGTATTATATGATGGGCTCTACGATCTCGTTGATTCGAGATATAGAGTGCTCAAAGGTCCTGATGGTTTTGGTGACGGCCATTTCGTCGTTTCGTGGGACCGCCGAAGTATCGGCGGGCACTCGTTACGAAGAAGAGGCTGGGAAGGTCATGGGTATTATACCCTCGACCAAACCCCTTACACCAAGGCAGTTACAGATGACGCTGTCTATCCTGTTGCGCTTTACGGCGCTCAGTTTAGTTCGGAGCCATCGTTGAGAGACAAGTTACAGGTTAGCCATCTTTCTAAAGATGGACTATTGCATCCTGTTTCTCGTAACTGTACACGTACTACTCTTAGGCGTGCATTCCATCCGTGGAATACTGGTTGACCCTTCGGGTCTTTCCCGGGTATTAAACTCCCGGTGGTTCTCGTTCCTTG